CTAGGGTTCTTTTTTTTCGTGTTGCATTTCACTGAAATAAGTATTTGCAATCTCGTTCATTTCTTGTGCTTTTCCTGTCATGGCATGACGATATACATTTTTTAACACTCCATCATTGCCCCAACCACCACGACTCATAATGTATGCATCAGGGATCCCGAGGGCATGTTGGATGCTGGCTGAATAATGTCTTAAATCATGGAATCGAAAATGTGGAATTCCGGAGCTATTAATCAGCCTTGCGAATCGGTTTGATAGATTATCTGGTGACAGCTTCGTAATTCTGCCTGATAGACCTTTCCATTTCTCAGCTACAAAATCAGGATAGTCAATGAAGCGATCACCAGCGTAAGATTTGGGGGCTTTTATCACCCATGAATGATCCGGTGATAGTACCATATTCTTGCAAACGTGAACCACGTTGCCGTTAATATGTTCAGTATCAAGAGCACAAATCTCACCACGGCGCATCGGGCCAAAAGCAGCGAGAAGTATCGGAAGTTCCAGGTCGGTATTGGCCGCAAGTTTGATAAGCCTTTTTACATCTTCGTCAGAAGGTATATACAACTGAGGACGTACCTGTTTTGGTAATACCGTATTCAATGCAAATTCCGGACGTTCTTGTTTAATGACAGCTGCGATTAATCCATGATTATCCCTGACTGTTTTGGGGGAATGAGATTTTGTATCCTGATTAACAAACTCTTGTATTTGCTCCTGGGTTATATCAGCAATTTTTATATCACATAAAATTTTCAGATCTTTATTCTGCAGCCTTTTATAATTTAATATGGTACGAGGCGAAACAACTGGTTCCCTCATAGTAATATAATCCGTAAGAGCTTGTCCGAATGTTTTTTCTGATCGTGATCTTGTTTCTTTGTCTTGAGCATATTGTGCTGCCATACATTCAGCTTTTCTTCGTCCTGCAGGGCTAGGGTCATCACAGGTGAAAGACTTATAGTGTCTTTTGCCCTTATCATCAGTATAATCATAGACCTGACAGCGCCAGGATCCAGAGGGGAGTTTCTTTGCTTTTGCCATGTTATCATTTCCTTTCTATTTTAGGGTATAAAAATAACGCCCCTTGCCAGTGCGCTCCGAAAATGATATAATGTGGTTGACATTTGATATCATATCTTTCCGGAACATTCGGTAAGAGAATATCTATTTGAAAGCCGTTCGGTGTTGGTAGCACCGGGCGGTTTTTCGATCTTATTTATAGATATCTATTAAGACAATCAATTAATTCCTGCTTGTAATTATAGATATCATCCATTGTATCAATATAATGTCTAGTAAAATTTTTGTTCTCATCTGGGATTAAGATTTGTCTCTTCTTTTTGTCAAGATTTATCCTGCAGATTGGTTTGCGATTATTATCTTTATAAAGTATCCCAAAATAACTTTCTGTATCACGATATGTGATATCAGATGGAGTTGCAAACTCAGCCAACATTCCTTTAATCATATAAAATAATTGTATCTCTTCCTCTGTTGTTATAACACCGCTTTGATTTGTGTCAGTATGTCCTGATTCCTCTAAGTCCATTTGCTCAGTGACAGCGACTTCATCATTGCTCTTAAGTGCACTTGAAATTTTGTCGTTCATGGTTTCATTAATAAAGCCATTAAATGATTTTTTTACTATTGGTTTAAATTTATCAATTACATTTTGAGTTTTTACACCATCATATACGCTTGAAAGAATAAACTTTACAAAATTATCATCAGGATTGTCTAATTGCGTTTTTACATATTCTTTTATCAATTTTGAATATTTCAGTTCTGATGCTGTGTTAAAGATATTATCCACATCAAAATTTTGTTTAGAAAACTTTTTTAATTCACTTACATAACTCTCTTTAATGTCCAGCATATTAATCTCTAAGAAAGGAGTAAGATCCATCTTGTTTGATTCATCCAAATCAGTATAGAATCTGTAGATAATGCCATTTGTGAGAATACCGAATTTCGCAGTACTTGTTCCGAAATATCTAAAAAGTTGGGAACTATGCTGGTCAAGATTAGATCCACACCATTTACACTCAATGAGTATTACTGGTTTTCCTTCAAATAGAATTGCATAATCGACCTTTTCACCTTTTTTAATACCAACATCAGCCACATACTCTGGCATGAATTCGTCAGGATTAAATACATCGTATCCTAACAATTGAAAGAATGGGACTATCAATGACATTTTGGTAGCCTCCTCAGTTGGTATCTGCTCTTTACGTTGCTTTACTCGTTCAGAAAATAGTTTCAATTCATCAATGAAATCCATTTTCCTCCCCCTTTCTTTTTGTAATTATTAAAAGCCATAGGCTGTTAATTCAAAACAAAACTTGTTACATTGCCAATTCTACAGAATCAGCATTTCTCTTATGAAAATCGTCATTTGCAATATGTAGGAGAGCGTGCTGGTATGCCAGCATCTGTCGCTCCTGATTTAGTCTTGAATTAATTATAATAGTAAAACTTCCGTCAGTGTTGCAAATCACTTGTTCTTCAATTCCTGTATCCATATCTAAGAAATGTACCCCTATTGCTTCGGTGAGTAGAGGATTATTTATCCGTATCAACACCCTTCGTCATTATGTTTGTCTTCTTGCTCTTTTAGGGACTGTATAAAAGTTAAATGTGCCTTTTCTTTTCTGGTGGCAAGTCTCTTGCGGCATGAAACAATGATTGTAGATCTGGATTTTCAAAAATTACCTGAGCTATTTCACGGGTTTCCTCATTGGTATAGTAATGCTCGCTATCATCATCGGATTTGCCGGTCATGAGATAGTCTACCATTATTCCTAACCGATTAGCAAGTTGTTGAATTTTCGTAGCATTGGGCGTACTTTTCCCTAGCTTACTAATATATCCTTTACCCAAAATGGTCTTATTTTTGCACTGGAAGGTGATCTGGTTTATGGACAGTCTTTCCTTACGGTACAGCTTCCAAGCGGGAGAAAGCTTTTTTACCCGAAGCCATTTTTAAAAGAAAACCAGTTTGATAAGCTGGCAGTCCATTATTACCAAGTAGGTCAGCAGACTAAAAAGTGGGAAGTCACTTCCACCTATGGCGGAAAAATGACAGAGAACATTGTACAGGCTATTGCGAGGGACTGTCTCGCAGTAACTTTAAACCGGGTTGCTGACGGAGGGGAACGGTTAGGCAAGAGGTACACACAGTTTAGGGAACGGTACTTTGATCCGGGAGATCGCGGTAATAATGTGATTTACAACTACAAAGTAAAGCCAGGAAGTGAAGGCAGTATCCTGGAAAGGATATCAGATATCTGTATCAGCATGAAGTCAGAAGATTACTTACAGCTTCCGGACGTTACATACAATCAGATCCCGGTTATCTTAGATCCCAAGTCCAGTAAAGCCTATTACGATCTTGAGAGGAAAATGGTTCTGGCGCTTCCGGAAGCAGAAGAAGAGATCAGCGTTACCAGTGCAGCTGCCTTAAGCAATAAGCTGTTACAGCTGGCAAACGGTGCCCTTTACGACGAGGATCACAATGTCCATGAAATACATAACTGCAAAATTGAGGCATTCATGGAGCTGATCGAATCCCTTCAGGGTAAACCCGCTTTAGTCTTTTGCAATTATCAGCATGACCGGGACAGGATTTTAAAAGCACTAAAGGATTCCGGGTTAAGGGTGAGGGAGCTTAAAACTACGCAGGATGAGGACGATTGGAATAATCGTGAAATTGATATCCTGCTTACTCACCCTGCCAGCAGCGCTTATGGCTTAAACCTTCAGCAAATTCCAAACGGAACTATGAATATAAATGCGGATACATTTTTCCCTGGAGCTCACAGAACGCAGATCAGAAAGATGCTTAAATTCTTCCGGGATTCAGATCCTACGGCAGAAGCTATACACGAACTGAAAGACTGGCTGCAGGGCAGAGCTGATGATGAGAAACGTCGGCAAAAGGATTATTCAGCAAAGCATTCAGAGGAAAAGGACCAGCTTCCGATTCTGGAAGGTCACTATCAGTACTTAAAAACCTTTTGTGATGACAAGGAAAAACGGGAACAAGCTAAGAAGAAAATCAGTAATTGCAAAGCCAGGATGCGGGCATCGCTTGCAGGAATGAACGCAGCCGAAAAGCTGTCTGAAAGGTATAAATCCATTTTAGAGGATACCTACAATATTCTCCCGTAAAAAGGGAGGAGCCGGTAAGATTGGGGGAATCCTACCGGCTGTTATGAAAAAAAGTTTTATATTAAAAGGTTGTTTGCCTCTTTACAAGTATTAATATACCGGGAAAATGTGACGGGAGTTTGATGGATCTGTGAAGAGATTGTGAAAGAGAGTTGTACATTGAAAAATAAATATTGATAGTTAGTAGTGCAAAATGGTAATATATTATTAAGTCAAGATTTTGCAGGAGGGAATTTATGAATATCGGATTTTGGATGTGTATTGTTTTGGTACCGAGTTTCGGAATTATAGGCTTACTATTTGGAGTCTTCAAGGAGAAAGCGGCAAGATTCGTTTCAGGGTTTAATACGTTATCTGAAGGAGAGAAGGCTTTATATGATAAGGCTTATATAGCTAGGGATATTAGAAATTCATGTTTTATATGGACGGCTATTATGCTTTTTGGTGCGTTAGGCTCTCTTTTTCTTACACAGTATTTTGCATTTGTAGCATATATCGTATGGGGGATTTTATTTTTCAAAGATGTTCACATTGATACGAATAAGGCATTTGAAAAATATTTATTAAAATAAATGGAGTTCCAAATAAATAATCTCTTTAACTACCAACTATCAGTATTAAGCTGGTAGTTTTTTATTGCCATAAACAGAAAGGAAGAGATAAATGAAATCATTATTACATTATCCCGGCAGCAAGAAACGGATCGCTTCATGGATAATTGAACTATGCAGTCCGGTACTGGAATAGGCTTTCGGAATCACTGGCAGATATGGCGATTAGGCTGAAAGGCGTTCAGAATAAGCCGGCGCTGGAGCTGATCAGGGCTTTCAATCATGAGAATGTGTTAATCTACCTGGATCCGCCTTACGTGCTATCAACGCGGACTAGGAAGCAGTACTGGTTTGAAATGTCTGATCCGGATCATGAGAAGCTGTTGGATACAAGTATTCACAGTAAGGCTAAGATAATGCTTTCCGGATATGATTGTGAGCTTTATGAGCGGTATTTGAAAGGCTGGAGGAAAATACAGATTCCGGCCAGGGCGCAGAACAGTCTTCCGAGGGTGGAGACGTTGTGGATGAATTTTTAAATTCATTCATTAGGTGAATTCAGTTTTGAGTTCATTTCAATAGCATATTTGTTTTCTACTTCTGTAAATTTTTGAAGCACGGCAAGCTTGAAATATATTAGAAAATCATAGTTTGTTAGGTGGAATTTTGTGGATCCTATATCTTGAAAAAAATACCTAAGATCAACAAAGTCATTAGCGATTGAACAAAGTTCGGCTTCAAAGTTTACTGGAACGTTATTTTTAGAACGTTTAGATAAATGGAGTATTGTGTTCTTTTTTATTTCTTTTTTATAGTCAGGTTTTAATAAATCAAACAATTTTTCTAAATTATGCGTTTTTTTGATTTCTTGTCCTTCGATTATCAAAATAGCTTTTAAACATAATTCGCATGTAAAAGCAGATAACACAGCTGAGGGGAGAATAAATTGATTATCATCACTATTCTTGGTGTTTTCATCGTGATTAATTGAAAATAGTTTTATTGCACCGTTGTTCATGCTTTGTATAGTTGAAAACATTGCTAATAATTTGATCTTGTCCTCTTTTACCAATGGGGCGCCTCTGCTTTCTTTGGGTTAATTGATATGTATATTATATTATCAAATATCTATTTCTACAATAACAGGTTTATAGTTTAGTTTCAAAGGAGGAATTGCAATATTGAGAAAATCATCAAAAGACTGCAGAGCAGACAGAGTCAGCGTAAACAGTCGCATACAGGCCGAGGCGGATGCAGCTATAAAGGCACCACCGGTTATGACCGGAAGTGCTATAGATCCGCCGTATTTGTTTACAAGCTTGTGTCCAGATCCGAAGCGTAGGAGGCCTCCTGCAAGGAAGAAGGTGCAGCATGAAACTTGAAGAAAAACAGATAATCACTGTCCAGGTTTACCCTGGGAGGAAGTTTGGAACCGTGATCGGAAGCAATGGCGGCCTGATCGGGATCCTGCTTAACAGTGGTGATTACATAGATGTTCCCCAGGAGCGGGTGAGAATTGTGTCGGTGGAGGTGGAGAGAGATGGAAAAGACAATGTTTAGTGTTATCCGGAAGAAGTGCCCGTACTGCGGAAAGTATTATCCCTCTGATTCGAAACGGACAAGCTGCAGCTGCAAGGATCATGGGAGATTGTTTGCGGTAGGGACGTATTACGAGAAAAAGACAGCAGGGAGGTGACAGTTTGGGAAATGTAAGACCATTGAATTACAGTAAGTACGGGATCAGTAAAAATCGCTTCTGGGAGCTGTAATACTGGTGCTTGCAGTATGGCGAATGGAAAGACGAGCTTAAATATAAAACAGATACAGTGGGAGCCATGGAGATCACTGACATGCCTACGAGTCGGAATACTGGTGACGCTACGCAGCAGTTGGCAATCAGGCGGGCTATGTTGGAACAGAATTGCCGGTTGATAGAGCAGACGGCTATTGAGGCTGATTCGGATATTTATCAATACATACTTAAGGCTGTGACTGAGGAGGACGTAACATTTCGGTATTTGAAAATGATTATGGAAATTCCTTGCGAAAGAAAAATGTACTATGATCGAAGACGAAAATTTTACTGGCTGCTGAGTCAGAAAAAATAATTTTGAAAAGAGGGGGACTCACGGGACATGTCAATATGGTATATTAATATTATCCAGATTTAGATAAATTTGGTAATCCCCCTACGGTTGCCGGATGTAACAGCCCGGTGACTGATTGATTCTCATACTTATTCTCTTTTTTGAAAACGCCTGTCGATTTTGGGTCGATGGGTGTTTTCTTTTGGTAAAATATGGTGTATGATGGAAGAATACTTATAAAAAATTAAAGTGAAGGGGTTGAGATAGCATGAAATTATTATTGACATCAGCAGGATTTGAAAATAAAAATATAGAGAAGGTATTTCTTGATCTTGTAAATAAAAAGCCGGAACTGATAAAAGCATTGTTTATCCCTACGGCGGCGATATTTCCAGATGCCATAGCAGTTCTTCCTGAATGCCTGAATGACTTAATAAATGCGGGTATTTCAAAAGAAAACATCTCTGTTTATGATTTGCATAAAAACATGTCTTGGGAAGAAATATGCGAGTACGATGCATTATATTTTTGTGGAGGAGATCCTAAATATCTTTTAGATAGAATTAAAGAAAATGGATTTGATATTCTACTTAGAAAATATATTGATAATGGAGGAGTATTTGTAGGAGTTAGCGCAGGCAGTATTATTACAGCTACGAATTTACAGGATAACCTAGGGTATATCAATTGTAAAATATCCGTCCATTGTGAAAAAGGTACAATCCCAGGTGAAATTGATACAAGTAATTTCCAACACGTATTGTTAACAAATAATCAAGCAATTGTTTTAACTGATGATTATTTAAGAGTTATTGAGTAATTAAAAACAAGTTAGAAACTGATTGGAAAGATGGATTTAGGTATCAAAATTTTAAACAATGTGCATAATTGTGAGACACAGAGGCGGTCAACCCCGTCTCTTTTTTAAATTAAAAAACAACACAAGTGAGGTGGTGAGGCTTGGCAAGAGCTCCAGACGAAAGAATTAAACAGGCAAAGGCCTTATATTTAAAAGGTATGAAATTAGTTGAGATTGCAAGTCAACTAAATCTCCCGGAGGGGACTGTCAGGCGTTGGAAGTCTACTCATAAATGGGATAACGAACGTTCGGATAAAAATAGCGAGCGTTCGCATAGGAAGGGACCGCCGATAGGAAACAAGAATGCTGTCGGCAATGATGGTGGAGCTCCAAAAGAGAATAAGAACGCAGTTAAAACAGGAGAGTTTGAGACTCTCTTTTTTGATGCGCTGGAGGAAGATGAAAAGAATCTTATCAGCATGGTTCAGCTTGATAAGGAGCAGCTCCTCCTGCAAGAGATCCAGCTTCTCACGGTCCATGAACGGCGAATGCTCAAACGGATCAAGGACATAAAGCAAGCTGCAGCCAATCAGGAGAAAAAAGAAACCGAAGGAATGACTGCTGTTAAATATAAGTCAGGTACCGAAAAGGATAAATGGACGGACTTAACAGAGTACACCGGAGCCCTGAGCCAGATCCAGGCGGTAGAAGATGCGCTCACCAGGGTGCAAGCCCGTAAGCAGAAAGCCATTGATTCCCTGCACCGTTACGGCTTTGAGGATGCCCGTCTGGAACTGGAGATTATGAAGGTTGAACTGGAAGCCCTTAAACGGGATCCGTCAGATCAGGATATTGAGGACGATGGTTTTATGAATGCCATGAACGGCGAAGCTGCGGAGATCTGGGGTGATGCTGATGAATGAAAGATTGCAAGCACTGAAAGCCAGGACTCTGGGAAAATCTATGCTGTAGACGCTGACGGAAAGATGATAACAGTGCCGTTAACACTCACGCCGGATCAGGATGGTGCGCTGCAGTATCCGGGATTAGTGAAATAGTACTAAATTTGTTTGTTAAGGTTACCGATTGTCCGGATTGATACAAGATGATAAGATGAAGGCATTCTAAATCATAAATGAAAAAGCCGAAATCCCAGAATACTATAATCGATTATATTAAAAATTTACAAGTCATTTGTTACTTTCAAATGGCTTTCTTTTCTGCAAAATTATTTATTGATTTAGAGTGTTTATAACAACAATAATTACAAAAGATAAAATTTGGAGGTCATTGTATGAGTAAGAGAGCATTGCTAAGATTGGCAACGAGTATTTGCTTAGTGTTTTGTGTAATGATTTTTGCCTTTAATATTACAGCACATGCAGAACCAGGAGATGATAGTTCTGAGGTAACATTAAATTACAAATTATTAGGGTATACTGGTTTTCAACTCTTTATCAGTGAGTCGGATGACGAGACTGGCGTAAAGCTTGTTTCTGGGGATGATGGTAATTTTCATAGTGGTAGTACTAAATTGAATCCAGAGAAAACCTACTATCTGCATATTCTTTCTACTAATGATACAAATACGTATACCAGATTGGTAGGGAAGTTTGAATTAAGTGGTTCTGGTCTAGAATTTGGTAACAATAATAAAATTTTGGCCACAAATTTAACGGATTTCAAATTTAGTTTAAATGGATTCGGTAAAGAAGATAAAGTAGTAAGGGAAATTACAAAACAGATAATGATACCAAATGATGTTCTCCCGGCTGAATATCTAGTTTTACATAAAAATATTAATCAGCGAGTATATTTATCAGCTGTTATTAAGCCATACAATCGGTTTTAA